GAACAATAGCCCATAAGATAGGAAATACAATAAAGTCGAACACACATACCATCATATACATCCAACCCATTGCAGGACGCCATTTATTCTGCATCCAGTCTTTTTCTTGAGCGCTTACTTTTTCTACTTTTTTTGTCATTGATGCCTCGCGTTTTGTTTAAGCATTTTCAGCTTTTCGTTTTCGGTTTTAATATAGTCAATCAATAACGAAACGTAAATCTCCCTCTCCCACGGCATCATATTTTCAATTTCAGTTAAGCTATACTTATGGTGTTGCATTAACGAAAAATTCAAAGTAAAGTAATTAGCTAACGTATCATGGGAAAGGGCTATACGAAAAAATTTTGTAAGCCTTCTAACCTTGAGATATTATGCTTCTTACAGTCTGGGCAATCAGTTTCAATTATCTGCACAATTTTTGGAGCAGTAACAAAAAACTTCTCTACGTTATCAAATTGTTCCTTTGTCAAAGAGTAAATGAACTCTTCTAATTCGGCTCTAGTTTGATCTTTAGCGTCCCAGTATTCATTTTGGTCATATACAGCTTTTATACAATTAATAATTAATTCAAATATTTTTTGACTATCATTAGATGCAAATACACCTACTACCTCATCGATATTAGGATACTTCATCTCTATACCAACATCATCATTGATCATAATTTTATTGCTATGACCTTCTGCTACTTCAACTTTAAGATCTTCAATATTAAAATTAGTTTCAATTTTAGTACCACACTCACAATTAACAACTACATCTACAATCTCACCAATAGACTTAGCTCTTAAATTCATAAAAATATATTCAATATCAAAGTGCGGTAGATCTTTAATTTTTAATTCTTTAAATGTACATACATCTACAAGCTCGCGAATAATTCTTGATACTTCATTATCTTCAGCTTCCGACATAGTTAAAAGAACTTTATGCTCTTTAACTAAGAAAGGTCTAAAGCGTATCCTTTCTCCGCTAGATGGTAATTTTAATTCGTATGTTGGGGTATTAAGTTTTGGTAATGCCATTATATCTCCTATGATAAATTTTAACCGCTCAATTGTCCTACACCAAAGGACATATCTTCATTAGTTGTCCCAGGGTTGTATTGACCTGTAATAGTTACATTCTTAGGTCTAGTTTCAGTAACTGATCTTGGTATTTCTGGTGTTTTAGCTTCTCTTGGTACAGGTTGTGCAGCTACTTTTCTATCTGTAGACTTCCAATAACGATAAGCAAATAATATATTTAATCTGTGGGTCTGATTACTAGATGCATTATTTAACTCCATAATATTCATATTACGAGGAAAAGCTTCTAGTAACTCTACTTCGTGAGTAACATTATTCTGATCATCTAGTTGACGAATAAAAATACTTGTAATATAATCTGCCTGATAACCTACAGTAAAGGTATCCGGGTCAACTATAAGATGCATCCAGTCCTCAAAGAACTTACGAACCAACATATCCCTATCTACATGGAATACAAACGATATTCCGTCGCCACCATATTCAGATGTAACCGGTCTTTGATATGTAGGTCCAAATATCTTATAAGCTTTAGTACTAATATTAAGCATTGGAAAATTAGTCTGCTCGCAATATAAACTAATTGCCTCTCCGTTCTTACCAGGGATCCCCCCTAAAATTCTAGGGGGTAGAATAAGTACTTCAAAGCGATTAGTTCTAGCAAAACTATCCGTTCTTGCCGCACTAATAAATTTACTTAAGTTAAAATTGGCTGTTGCCATTAATATTTTTCCTGAGAGTCTTTCCAGATTTCGGTCTTATTAGCTCCTACAAATCTCTCAACTGGTAACTGGGATGCAGTAATCCAATCAGGGTATTTAATCTGTAAAAACTTAGATTTTAAATTACTATACAAATAATGTTTAACACAAGCCTTCATTGGGTCATACTTAGAAGAGCTATTCAATACTCTCCAGTTAAGTAGTAACCGGGTATTCTCATTATTCTTATCATCAGTAGCAAGATCATGTAAATAACCAAGTAGTTTAAATCTAGCCATGTATGGCAGATAATGAAGATTTAAACCATAAAATCCATCAGGTACTTTTCTAAATGGTAATACTAACGGGAACATATCCCAGTAAGGCAAAGTATCTTTAAACTTAGCATCGTATAAAAACATTACCATAGTACCAGGCAAAATCCTTGTATTAAGTTCAGGAGTATTGCTCATTAGATTATTAGGCTTTACATTTCGTAAAGATTTAACCTGAGCTTGATACCAGCTGAGTGATCTCGTAGTATCACCGGCCTTAGCTCTTATATCTAGAAAGGGATTTTTAGTTGCCATAATTATATTTATCTATTAAATACCAAGATCTTTTTCTGTTAAAACCAAGAATTTCATACCGTTATCAATACAAAACTCATCAGCAGCTTTCCATTTAGCCTGATTTGTTCCATATTGAAATACCTCATCTATAAACCGTTTAGTTTGTCTTTTAGGCACTGCAGGAGGCTTAGTAAATTTTTCGGGTTTAATTTCAATTAAATACTTAGTAACAGCATTATTTTTATCTTTAACCTTAATGTAGAAATCTACAAAGTATCTATGTATTCTGTTGTCAACAGGAGACTTATATGGTATAATCATAGTCTCAGACCCCCATTCTAATACAGAAGAGTTGCTATCACACCACTTCATAAACCTTAATTCCCAGGAGGATCTGGCCATTACAGTATTAATATCACCTTTATACTTAGATGAATTAATAACTCTATAACGGCCTTTGTAAGTTGCTTTGTACATATCGGGATAAATAATACGTCAATAATGAAATATTTATGGAAACCATATGGCAACCTATACCGATTATAGAGATAAAGTACAACAACAGTATTCTAATCCTGAGACAAGTAAATTAGATCTGGGTAAGTATAGAGTAACAACGACGACCTATCCTTCTGATTTAGGCTCAAACGATCTTAAACATTTTGTATTGTTTAATATAAACGTTAGAGGCAAATCAGAGATAAGTAAGTCCTCTAAAAAAGTTGCTAACGTTAATGTAGGTAGAGATCCAAAATCTGCTAGCGCTGAAGTGGTAGGCGGTACCGCTTTAAATGCAGCGGTTGCTGCAGGGGTAGGGGTTGTAGCTGCAGGGGTAGTATCAGGCGCTGCTAAGGCAATAGCTCAAAAAGTTTTTAGAACTGGAGCTGGCAGCAGTAATGCTGCTTTAGCAAGAGCTGATAGCGTAGCCAGTGGGATAACAGGTCTTGCTGGTGTTGGCGCAGGGGTAACTGCCTTTGCTGCATTACAGTCAAGTGATTTATTAAAACCTGACGTAAAGTATAGAATTGAAGACGCGATCGCTCTACATCTAGATAGCCCCCCTACTGTTAAGTATAATATGAATTATACTAATAAGGAGTTAGGGGCTTTAATTGGAGCATTAAGTGGGAGTATGGCAGACGGGGCTATTAGTGAAGGTGGAGCTGCTTTCGGTGCTACAATGGCTAAATTACCGGGAGCATTTTCCGGGGTAGACGTTAAATCTGCGTTAAGTGCATCTTCAGGTACGGCCTTAAATCCTTTTAAAGAAACAGTATTTGAATCTGTAGATTTCAGGTCTTTTGCATTTAAGTATAAATTTTTTCCTAAAAGTAAAAAAGAATCTCAAGATATAAAAAATATTATATATCTTTTTAAATTACATATGCACCCGGATTTATCTCAGCCGAATAAATTATTCTTTATATATCCGTCAGAATTTCAAATTACGTATTATTATGAAAACGGACCTAACCCATACTTTCATAAATTTAGACCTTGTGCATTAGAGTCTATGGAAGTAAATTATGGGGGAGAACAATTTGCATCTTTTAAAGACGGTACCCCGGTAGAAATAAATCTAAGCCTAACATTTAGAGAGCTTGAAATTATTACTAAGGGTATGATAGCAGAAAATAAGGATGGTACCTTCTAATGTACTTCGAAAATTTTCCAATTACTTATTACTCATTACATGATTTAAGTAATATTAAAATAGTTACAAATATCACTAGACGGGTTCAAATAAGTGACGAAGTAAAGAATACTCTTGGGGTGTATGATGAATACGATATTCAAGATGGAGAGACTCCAGAATTAGTAGCAGAGAAATTTTATAATAATCCTGAGCTACATTGGTTAATTTTATTATATAATGATATTATAGATCCAAGATTTGACTGGGTACTACCTTACAGTAGCCTTATTCAAGTTATTGAGGGTAAGTATAATAACATTAACGCTACACATCACTTTGAAGATGCTAACGGGGTATATACTAATGGTAATGTTTATATACAATCAAATGCAGCTTTTGGTAGCTTTGTAACCGGGGATGTTATTAGTAATAATACTAATATTGGTACAGCCGTCATTACATCAAAGATAAGTAGTTCTAATGTAGTTATTACAGTATCTACTGGTGGTTTTATTACGGGAGATCAAATTAAATTAAGCAGTAATGCATCTGTAACTGCTAATATTACTAGTACAACAGTTATATCAGGTACGCCAATTACCAATTATACTTATGAAGATGTTGTTAATGAATCAAAAAGAAGAATTCGTATATTGAAAAATGCGTTTACAGATTTAGTAGTTAAAGACTTTAAACAAAAACTAGAGATTTAAATGCCCACACAAGAAAGTTCAACAACTGGTTCAAAAGATGGCTTGCTGCGAGCTGGTGATGTAAGTATTGAGCTGCTCAATATTATAACAGAAAATAATACTATTGTACCTTTATCTGAATTTTTTACCGAACTTAATATCTACGAAGATATCTTTTCTAACTACTTGTATGGTAGCATTGTAATTACAGATAGCCGAAATTTAATCGAGACATTTAATATACACGGTGAAGAATTTTTAAACGTTAGATTTAAAACCCCTACATTTCCAGAAACAGATATTATACAAAAGACCTTTAGAATATACCGCTTAACTAATAGGGAAATTGTAAGAGATACAAATACCCAGAATTATATTTTACATTTTGTATCTATAGAATTATTTAATGATGTTTTATTACCACTATTTCTCCCGTTTGAGGGTGACATTAATGATGTAGTAACTACAATATTTGAAGATTTTATTGCAACATCTCGTAATTATAAAATTGTTGAGGGGGGTAAAGAGATTAAAGATGATGAAAGACCTACTCCACTTTTTATACTTACAGAAGCAGCTAATAAAGTAAAGTTTGTTTCTCCAGGGTGGTCCGCGTTTAAATGTTTAAACTGGCTTGCATCCAAGTCTATACCTAAAGAAGATACAGCGAAGAATTTTCTTTTCTTTGAATCTACTAAGAATTTTTATTTTGGGACAGTAGAAAGTCTTTTTAAAACTGCAGTACAAAACGATAACTATCTTGGACTATATACAATATCAGTATCTAATACAAGAGATAAAAACGCTGTATTAAATTTAAATCGAGAATTCTTTCTAGCCAAAGATGTAACTATGTCGGAGACTACCGATTATATAAAAAATTATACTAATGGTTATTTAGCTAATAGATTGATATTTTTAGATGTTTATAATAAGGAGTATAAGCAGGTAGATTATGATCATGTTGAGAAATATAAAGATCAATTTCACACCTCAGGGGCAGGCCCAAAAGCTATTCCTACCTTTAATGAAGATACATTTAAAAATCCATCTACACATATAAGTTTTTATCCTAAAAACCCTAAGCTATTTGATGATTTTGCTGATAATGTAAATGAGAAAATGGACGAAATTTATGGCAATAGGTTATCCAGTTTACTAGAGTTAACAAACACAAAAGTGTCTATTACCATTCCCGGTAGAACCGATGCAGAAGTTGGTAGGCTATTATATTTTAGCTACCCTGCTCTTGGCGGTAAGTCAGATGCTGATAGTGAATCTAGTGCTGAAGATAAGTTGTATTCTGGTTATTATTTTATTACTGCTATTCATCATAGAGTAACTAGAAATGAACATAGTATGACTATGGAAATAGTTAAAGATTCGTTATATGTAGATAGAGAAAGTTATTACAATACCAATGCTAAAAATATTTAATAAAGACGGGTTTAATTGGTGGATTGGGGTTGTTGAAAATAGACAAGACCCAGAAAAATTAGGTCGGTGTAAGGTTAGAGTATTTGGGTATCATACAGATAGTAAAGAATTATTACCTACCAAAGACCTACCGTGGGCTGTACCTATCCAACCAATTACATCTGCTGCAACATCTGGTAAAGGATCCTCACCGTTAGGGCCTGTTGAAGGTACGTGGGTATTAGGTTTTTATCTTGATGGTGAAGATATGCAACAACCGGCTATGCTTGGTACTATTGCTACAAAAGCAGCTGGGCTAGCATTTACAGAGACTCAAGAGATAGATAGTACCACTAACCCAAGCGATGGAGTAATAAAAGATAAGAATGGGGAACCTATTAAGGATGATGCAGGTAATAATACCTTTCAAGGTACCCCTAATATTGAAGGTTATCATCTTGGTATTATATCCGAGACTTTAGAGGCAGGTAATACAAAAGACCCAGGAGTTATTAATGGACCGAAGGGCGGTAGTTATGTAAATAATGCAGATATTGGAGGAGCTTCTTATGGTCTACCTCAAATAACTACTAACCTACCTGAACTTTTACCAAGCGGTAAAAAAAGATCGCCAACATATGAAGCAACTATGGGGTCATATATTAAAAAATCTAAATTTAAAGATCAATTTACTGGCTTAACTCCTAATACCCCTGCCTTTGATGCTAAATGGAAAGAACTTGCAAGAACTAAAAAAGAAGAATTTGCAGATGATCAAAGATCTTTTAAAGCAAGTGAATACTATCGACCTGTAATATCAAACCTACAACGTAAAGGTATAGACCTAACTAAATACGGACCAGCAGTACAAGAAGCTGCAATTGCTTTTGCAGTAGCTATGGGAGCTGCTAGAGCTGCTTCTATGATGTTTAGAGCTTTAAAAGGTATAAGTATATTAACAGATAAAGATATAATTAATTTAATCCATGATCATGTAATTAATAACATGAATATTTACTATGGCAGTTCACCAGCGCTTCACACTTCCTTAATTAATCGATATAAGAGACAAAAAGACTTATGTTTAGGGTACTGTAAATGATAGATCTTATCTCGCAACAATTTAAAGGTAGTTTAGAAAATAAAATCTTTGAACAGGTTAATGGTTTAAACTTAGGCATTTCTAGCCCGATTTTAAGAGCTATTGTCTCTAGAGTAGCTGAACAATCCGCAGTAGGTATTACCCGTAACGTAAGCTTACAGACTAATAATCAATTAACTACTATACCACAGAATACAATTGGAGTTACTAATCCTCTTAATATTGTAACAGGTAATTTAGGTAGTACGGGATTAACAAGCGGTCTAGGTAACATTTTACAGACTCAGTTATCTTCTCAACTTACTAATGGGGTAGTAGTTCAGCTTGAACAGGCTTTAAGATCCGCCTTACCTGCAAGTTCTCAAAATTTAATTAATTTTGGTGCTTTAGCGGCTACCTTAACTCAAGTCTTAACACCTACTATTAATAGCTCTATTACCTCCGCGCTTGGCGGAGTATCGAATGCTATTTTTAATAGAGGGGTAACCCCTAAGGTAACCTTTGATTCTGCTAACGTTTATACAAATGCTAATCTAACCGATTATCAGAAGGAAATTAATAAACAATTTAATATTAGTACAGCTAGTAAGTCCCTAACTGCAGCTCAAAGCTTTGATATTAATTCTGAAGCTAATAAAGAAAAGTTAGTAGCTACTAATACAGGTTTTATAGACCCAAATGCTAATTACCCAACTAAAGAGTATGCTGGGACGTCCGAAACTATCT